CACACGGCTGCGACGGCATTAGTTCCTGAACGTCGAGATGTTCGGTGTTGATATCGGGGTCGGCGATAAAACGACCCACCAGTTCTACGAAGTCTTCGGGCATACGGGCGATTAGTTCTGTTGTGGTCATGCAAATACACTACCTTATTTCACGATATATCACAGAAAGCCTTTAAAATAGGGCGTTTATGGGCTTGACAATATGACTGTAACGCTATATAATGGAAGTATGAAACAATTAGACAACACTAGACAACTAAACCAAAGAGTTCTATTTGCCGGCGATATCCACGGCGACACGAAACACGCAGAGTGGGTAATCAAATATGCGAGCGAACAAGATTGCACACACATCATCTCCGTAGGCGACTTCGGATACTGGGTTCACCTACCTCGTGGACAAAAGTTCGTAAATCGCGTAGCGCAACTCGCAGAACAAGCACAAATCAAGTTCTTGTGGATTGACGGCAACCACGAAAACCATGACATACTTCGTGACCTCACCGACAAATTCGGTAAGCACGCACCTATCAACACCCCTAACGAGTGGTGTCAATACATCCCTCGTGGGTGTCGCTTCACCATCGCAGGCAACACCTTGATGGGTTACGGAGGTGCGTATTCTGTCGATTGGTTAGACCGTGTAGAAGGCGAATCTTGGTGGCGTGGTGAACTCATCAACCCGTTTGATGTAGACCTACTCTCACCTCAACCTGTAGACATCTTGATGACCCACGACGCACCGTATAACAACGGCGAGAAAATCACATACAAAGATGACATACAAATATCCATCGCACAACGACATCTTGTAAAAGAAATCCTTGACAAAGTAACACCACAATTCCATGTTTGCGGACACCACCATGTTCGTGAAACTTGGTTGGACGGCGAAACTGAAGTCAATGTTCTTGGACGAGACGGCATGGGTGCGGACAGTGTGTTGATATTGGACTTGTCGCAACAGGACGACGAACTAATCTCAGCGAATACACACGCATACAACTATCAACTCGGCGTTGAATTCAACCAACTACTAGAAAGTTACAAGTAATGCGTAAACCAAAAGAGCAAATGCCCCCCGATCGTCCGAAAGACGATTACGAAACAGAAGCCGATCGTCTACTCGCATACGCGCAATATGTAGCAGATACAAAATGCGGCGCAGTAGACCTCGGCGACTATTTTTATGAATTCTCAGGTGATATCACAGTTCTTGTGCAACACGACAGAGTGGTAGCACACAACTTAAAAACCGAAACCGTCGTGGTAGCGAACCCACAACCGCAACAAGCAACGGAAGAAGATTGGGCGTGGGCAATACGATGAGCAAGCAAGCAACAGAACTAGACAACTACGAAGAACTAACAAAACAAAACGAAACACGACAACTAGCAAAAGTTTGGTATCGTCTCACAACATTGTTCCCGACAACACCCCTGATTGCGACCGTCAGCGGAACTGCGTCTGAAAGCGAAAAGCAGTATGGTGCGTTCGCAAACGGTCAGGAAGCATACGAGTGGTATGTCAAGCAACCGTGGACTACGGTGCGTATCAGATTCGTCCCATTACGCAATCCGAATATCAAACGAACATACAACGATTTCTATAACCCAATGCGTCACGAAAATCTAGAAAAAGAATACGATCACACAATAAAAGAGATATAGAAGAACGGAACTAACAAACATCCCAAGCATCACTCACGGGTGATATTTATTGGGAGAGTTTGAGAACTAGATTTTTACCAAGCCTCTTCTTCTTCAAGTTGAACTTGAGCCATTGGTTTCGGTGTGTTCCGAACCGACCCAGAAGCCGCTTTTGCTTTCGGTGCATAATTCCCAGTTTGTCCTTCTGGTTTCTGCTTTCTAACAAATGATTCAATGTTGCCAACGGCCAATCCAATATTGTCGGCCAGAACTTCGACTGTCGATCGTTTCGCGCCGGTTTCCTTGTCGTCCCACGAGCGTTGTTCCAACCGTCCCGTTACTACAACGCGGACACCTTTGGTCAGGACGTTCGCAGCATCATCGGCCAAATTGCGCCACGCAACAATGTTGAAGAAGGAAACCTTCTCCTGTTTTTCACCATCTGTGTCAGTCCAATAATGGTTTACTGCGATGCTGAAAGCCAACTTACCAACTCCTGTTGGTAGAAACTTCAGTTCCGGGTCTGCGGTTAAATTACCAATCAGTGTTACTGGTGATGCACTCACTTCGTATCCTCCTAATGTAAATCCCAACCCTTATGGTTGGGTAGTTGCTTGAATTATAGTCAAGACGGGACTAAGATACAACACATGAGCGCGACAACTCCGGATGAAGCCCGGCTTAAAGTCCATGATTTGCTGGTCGATATTCTTGTTTCCCTGGCGGTCGACGACGAAACGACCGACGAAGAAATCACTGCTTTTGAAGAAGATATGGCAGGTGTGGCTAATTTAGTGCTTGATTCGCTTGGGTTTAAGGTTACATCTGTGGACAACGAAGAAGGAACCAGATTTACAGCAGCAATCGAAATCATCGAGGGGGATCCGCTGGAGGCAGCAGATCTGATCTAAAACGCCGGCTGTTCGACAGTCCCGTCTTTGGCCAATACTTCCGCAATTGCGCGAGCAATGTATTTCTGGGAGAGTTTAAAGGTTTCATGGTGAAGATCGGATATTGCGGTGGTGTTCATCACTTTGTCCCACATGTGTTCGTCAAAAATATTGTGTTTTGCCATCAGCATTTCGTCTATATCTCGGCGTTCGGCAAGCAACTCCACATCCCAATGGTGTCGGCGTTGGAGGTAGGAAACGATATGTGATGCGGCGACATCATCATCGGCTATCTCTCGGTATAACTCATCTAACACCTCGGTGGTAAAACTCATTAATTTGTCTTCTTTCTCTAAAGCATTCTGAACAAACTCAGATAACTCTCTCAATAAATCTTTCGGGATGTTTGTGAGGGGTAACTCTATCTTTTTACCTATGAAATCGTCCCATAAACTGTCGCCCATAAAACAAGAATACCACCCCAGCGTCGGGGTGGTATTCAAGTCTCATCGAGGGGATGTGAGATTTATGCGAGTTGCAACACTGCTTGCTGTGCGGTGATCTTTGCTTTGTTTACCCACGAATTTTCTTCAATGGTTGCCAATGCTCGGTCATTTGCATCGCCTTTACGGTGATGATCAAGATATTCAACGACTGAGTTATAGATACTCCATCCGTTGAAACCATAACCACCGGCATTCTTTTGGGAACCATACAACGCTCGGATAGTCCCCGTGATTTCCTCACGGTTGCGTCGCTGAGGATCGGTTTCAGATTTTTTGACTGGGAATACTGTGTTAAGAACCTTATCTATCCGCTGTGATACCTGAGGGACAGGAATCGCCAACATTTGTTCTGCCATAATCTTGAACGATTTTGCCCACTCGGTAGAGATTTGTAACGCCTCTTGTGCTGTGTTGAGGTATTCATCTGCATTACGGGTGTGTCGTGCGGTGAATAGACGCTCTGCATCCTTGATACCCATAACTACAGTATTTTGACATACTGCCCGAACATCGGTGTTTGCATATCGAATCGGCCAAAAACCATCGTGTCCGTGAGACACAACCAAGTAACGCGCAATCTTGTCGTTCACGCCCGTTGGGTCAATTACTAGAGTCCCCAAGTCAATGCCTGCGAAGAATCGTGCTCCACCCTTGAGGACACCACAAGTGTCAATAACCGCATCGCCCTTTGACGCACCCACAACTGCCATTGCTCGTTCAAGAACTTCTCGGTTCTGGCGAACTTCGTAACGGGTGCCTACGGTTGCGAACGGAGAGAACGAACCATCTTCGTTCATTCTTACAGTTGCCCTGTCGTCCTGTAGGACTACGGGTGTGCCGTCAGGGTTCCTGATGATGTTTCCTTCGTCGTCCACTACTGCGATCTTGGTGAGTAACACTTGGTAGTCCGCTTGTGCCGCTTCCAACATTGCGTCAATGGTTTGAAGCCCGTTCATTGACTTACCGAGTTTGTGCCACGGCGTTTGGTTGCCTGCATACGCAAACCGTGCTGTTCCATCTCTGTTTATCTCAATATTCGCTGCCATCAGATACCTCCTGGGTGTCTGTTTAGTTTATACACAATAGTTTATATGAGGAGGATTGATTATGCAACTACCAAAACAAAGGAATTTGGCTTATTTACAGCCTTTTGCCGTCGGGTTCCAAGAGCATACATCCCACGGGCTCCAGCCCGAATAGTCGTAAAGGAGTTTCCCTGCCCTGAGATTGGTGACCGCATCAAGCAATGGTTCCTGGGTGCAGATTTTTAGATCCCGGCAAACAGCCGCCCATTTGTTCCTGCTCATATCGTAATTCACGCCATTGATTTGCAGTAGTCCCGTGTCAGATCGGTGATTCCGTTCGGAGACGCCTGTGATGTTGCAGTTCTTATCAACCATGTCTCCGCCTTTACGGTTCGGGCATCCGCCCGATTCGCGAAGAATGATTTCGCCTAACTTTTTGAAATGTTCAGGTTGCCATCCGGCTTTCGTAGCCAGTTCGGGCAACCAACTGATGTCTCCGTGCGTGAAAACGACTGGTTTTACAGGGTTTTCTACACGGTCTACCCGAAGGATACTCAGGGGGGCTAGGGCAACAAATTGCTTCTTGGAAGAGTCATCGGGTGCTGATGCTCTGGCGACAGGAGCCAGAAAAGTCAGGGTATAAATAGTAAGTATCAGAAATGTTGCTTTGCGTATCAAAAGATTGTCCTTCAGTTATGGGATAGGTCTCGGGTCTCTTGTGCCCGTCTATGTCAAGTATTCTTATATCTCTATTATAGCAAATGGGTGTCCCAACAAGCAAACATTAGGTGAACTCCTTGCTGGTTAAGGGTTTTGTGTGCTTTTTAATCCTCGCTGTGCAAACAAGCCGACAATCATTTGCCCGACTGATTCCTCCCTTGGATCAACCATTCCACCCTCTGTTGCTGCATTGACCACTCCGCGTTTCCGGCTTATCAAGTTATAAATCTCCTCATCGACGGTTCCTTCGCATAATAAATAAGTTGCAGTTACGGAGCCCCGTTGACCCAACCGATGGCAGCGGCTATACGTCTGGTCTACGTCTGCTGGTGTCCATGGAAGTTCAACAAACAACACGTCCTGGGATGCGGTCAAAGTATGCCCGGTTTTAGCGGCTTGGATCGACAGAACGATTACCGGCGCATCTTCGATCGACATATCTTGGAAACGGGACTTTGCATCTTCGACCTCCGAAACCAGCATTCCTCCCTGGATTTTAAGCCCCCCAAATTTGTTGGCGAGTTCGTCGACGATTTCCCGGTGGTGTGCTGCAACCACGACTTTCAAGCCTGCGTCTCGGTGAGATTCAATAAACTCCACAACTGAGTCCATTTTTGCCTTCGCAGCCAGACGGCGCAACACAGAAATACGAACTAAGTGTTCGTTCGATTCGGCTTTGATGCGCGCAACAACGGCTGCTGACCCAGGTGATTTACCAATCTCGACGGCAATTTGTTTGGCTCGTTCGACTAAATACTCTACGATGTCCCGTTCCGCTTTTTGATACTCGACCATCTGTGTTGGGCTGCCGGAAACAACAATGTTCGCGTGTCGAACAGGTGGTAAATCTTTTAAAACCTGGTCTTTGGTTCTTCGTATATAACAGTTCCCACGCAACCTTTCATTAAGTTCATCAAGGTTGGAATTGCCGCTTATGTTCCATTGACCAAATCTGTCCCTAAAAGCACCGCAATACCGTCGGTAAAAACCCCAAAGTCCACCGAATGTGTTGAGTTTTCCCAGAACGTCGAGTTGGCTCGCGTATTCA